CAAGACCTTAAGGCAATCCACGGATTGAACGCTGAGGCTGAGTTAGCAAACATTCTATCAACTGAAATTCTTGCTGAGATTAACAGAGAAGTTATCAGAACAATCTACAAGACTGCTGAGACAGGTGCTCAGGTCAACGTAGCATCTGCTGGTACATTCAACTTAGACGTTGACTCAAACGGAAGATGGTCTGTTGAGAAATTCAAAGGACTATTATTCCAGATCGAAAGAGATGCAAACGCTATTGCACAAAGAACTCGTCGTGGAAAGGGTAACATTATCCTATGTTCCGCAGACGTTGCTTCTGCATTAACAATGGCTGGTGTTCTAGATTACACCCCTGCACTTAACACTAACTTAAACGTAGACGACACAGGTAATACATTTGCTGGTGTTATCAACGGTAAGTATAGAGTTTACATCGATCCATTCGCTGCTAACAGTGCTGCAACTCAGTACTATGTTATCGGTTACAAAGGTACTTCACCTTATGACGCTGGATTATTCTACTGTCCTTATGTTCCTCTACAGATGGTTCGTGCGGTTGGTCAGGATACATTCCAACCTAAGATTGGATTTAAGACCAGATATGGTATGGTCGAGAACCCATTCTCACAAGGTACAACTGCTGGATCAGGTACACTTACTGTTAACGCTAACCGTTACTACAGAAGAGTATCAGTTACAAACCTCATGTAATTCAGATATTACATATCTTTCTAAGAGATCCGAAAGGGTCTCTTTTTTTTGTGTCTAAATACTAATATGGATGATCAGAAAGCCGCAAAAATTTTAATCAAAAGATCAAAGAAAAATCCAATTTTATACTCACCAGCTGAGATTCTCTATGCTAAGAGAATCAAAAAATTGCAAAAAGTAAATGACTGATTCAGTATCACCCTTTGACAAACAAATTGCTAATAGGAACTACATGTCTCCTGTTGGTTTTAAGTTGATTCTAACGAAGACACCAAAGGTTGATTTTCTTTGCCAATCTGCGAACATACCTCAAATAAGCATGGGAACTGCAATTCAACCAACTTATTTGAAGGATATTCCTGTGCCTGGCGATAAAGTTTTGTATGATGATTTGACTGTCAGTTTTTTAGTAGATGAAAAGATGGAAAACTATCTTGCAATCTATAAGTGGATAACAGGTCTCGGCTACCCAGATTCTTTGGGTCAATATGATCAACTTAGAAAAGATGACATTAGAACTAATTCTAGGATTAGTGATGATGGCGATCCTCTTTATTTTCAATATTCAGATGCTACCTTACAGGTTTTAAGTAGTAACTATAGACCAAGTATTCATGTGAATTTTAAAGATGCATTTCCAATCGCACTTTCAACATTAGACTTTGATGTTACAACTCGTGACTATAATTTCTTCACCGCATCTGTAACTTTTAAATATACCATATTTAACATAACTGATCCAAACGGTGTTAGACTAGATAATAACCCACAAAAATAATTTTACATGATAAATCTTGATAAGATTCAGTCCATGTGGCAAGAGGACTGCAAAATTGATATTGATAGTATGCATGAAGAATCGATTAAGATTCCACAACTTCATTCTAAATATCATGAGATGTTGAACAATTTAATTTTACTGAGAACTAACGCTCAAAAAATACAAAAGAGTGTTCGTCATCAAAGATATGAATATTACTCTGGAAAGGCAGATCCAGAAGTATATGAGAAGGAACCTTTTCCAAAAAAGGTGAGAGATAAAGATGCGTTAATAAGATACATGGATGCTGATGAGAGATTAACAGAAGCAAATCTCAAAGTTGAATACTACAATGTGATGATAAATTATATTGAGAGTATTCTCAAACAGATATCGAATCGGACATATCAGATTAAAAATTCAATTGAATGGCATAAATTCCAAGCTGGATTTACATGACCCACCTGATTATCAAAAAGAAAAACGAAGTCTTCGTCACAATTGATTCAGAGCAGTATGTGTATCATGAACTCTCTGATCATTTTACCTTTGAAGTTCCTGGCGCAAAGTTCATGCCTCAGTATCGTAATAAGTATTGGGATGGTAAGATAAGACTTTACGATATGAGAAAAAATGAAATTTATACTGGACTTGTAGATCGAGTGATATCATTTTGTAATCGAAAGGGATATACTTATGAGTTTGAAGGAAGTAAATTTTATGGCTTACCACTTGAAGAAAATGAGATGATATCTCCAGAGGGTGTCACCGATTATGTAAAAACAATATCAAAACACAAACCTAGACCATATCAGATCATGGGTATTCATGATGCTTTGAAACATAATCGTAAGTTGTTGTTATCACCCACAGCATCTGGTAAGTCATTAATGATCTATGCAATTACAAGATATCATGTTGAGAATAATCGTAGAATCTTAATTGTAGTTCCAACAACATCTCTTGTTGAACAGATGTATAAGGACTTTGAAGATTATGGTTGGGATGTCGAAAACTATTGTCATCGAGTCTACGCTGGTAAAGATAAAAATACAGATTATGATGTTGTAATTACAACATGGCAATCAATCTATAAATTAGATCGAAAATATTTTAATGACTTTAATGTAGTCATTGGAGATGAAGCACATCTATTTAAATCAAAATCTTTAGTAAGTATCATGACAAAGATGCTTGATTGTAAATATCGATACGGTTTTACAGGAACACTCGACGGTACACAAACACATAAGTGGGTATTAGAAGGACTATTTGGCCCGACTTATAAAATCATTCGTACGGATGAGTTGATGAAGAAAGGATATCTATCTAAATTAAATATCAAAGTTTTAACTCTCAAACATCCAGCAAGAAAGTTTGATAACTATGAAGATGAAATACAATATTTAATCACACATACACAGAGAAATAACTTTATTAAAAACTTAACTCTAGATCAAAAAGGAAATACATTGATATTATATACAAGAGTTGAGACACATGGACTTCCTTTATTTGATCTCATAAATAGTAACAAGGAAGAAAATAGAAAATGTTTCTTTGTACACGGAGGAGTTGACACTGAAGATCGAGAACAAGTTCGCACAATCACAGAGAAAGAAGAAAATGCAATTATCATTGCCTCTTACGGCACCTTCTCAACAGGAATTAACATTAAGAATCTTCACAATGTCATATTCGCATCACCAAACAAATCAAAAATCAGAAACTTACAAAGCATAGGTCGAGTTTTAAGAAAAGGTGACAATAAAATTAAAGCAACTCTATTTGATATTGCTGATGATATTACATACGGATCTTCTAAAAACTATACTTTAAATCATATGATGGAGAGAGTTAAAATTTATAACGAGGAAAACTTTAATTACGAAATGCTTACAATACCTTTAAAAAAATGTCAGATAAATTTTTAGCAGTAGTAAAATTAAAAACAGGTGAAGAAGTCATTGCAAAAGTTGAACTTTCACCAGAAGTCGATGTAATATCTTTAGATCGTCCAGCTATGATTGGACACTCATCTTTTACTCGAAAGCCTGGAATCAGTGTTATCAAAATTGAACCTTGGATTAAAACAGGTCGGGAACAGACATATATAGTGGAGATGAGTAATATTATTACTACATGTGAAGTCTCTGATAAAGATGTAATTAAGGCCTATAATAAGTTTGTAAAAGCTTATTATGACACTGAAGATATTGTTAAAAAACCAAAACCAAAGATGACAAAAGAGATGGGTTACATATCTAATGTAAAAGATGCCCGTAAAAGCCTAGAGAATATATTCAATAATAGCTAATTAGCTATAGCTTGTCTCTGAACCCTTACAGAGTTATTGTACACTTATTTTAGAGACTTGTCAAGCGTTGTAAAATAGTGTATAATATTATTATGAAAGATAAACATTATCAACACATTTCATGGCAAGAAAAAGATCGGAACACTATGTAAATAACAAAGAGTTCCTCGCCGCTATTGTAGAATACAAGGAAAAAGTTGCCTTGGCTGCAGAGAGAGGTGAAGCAAAACCTCGTATCACCAATTATCTTGGTGAGTGTTTCTTAAAGATAGCAACTCACTTATCCTTTAAACCTAACTTTGTAAACTATATGTTTAAAGATGACATGGTATGTGATGGTATTGAAAACTGTGTTCAATATATTAATAACTTTAATCCAGAGAAATCTAAGAATCCTTTTGCATACTTCACACAAATTATACATTATGCTTTTTTAAGAAGAATTCAAAAAGAAAAGAAACAGTTAGAAATCAAAACTAAAATTATTGAAAGATCTGGTTATGAAGAAGTCATGGTTGTTGAAGAAGGTGCAGGCGGAACATCCTCTGATTATAATCAAATTAAAGATGCAGTGCAAACAAGGATGAACTATCAGTGAAGATTGCCATTATCACAGACCAACACTTTGGTGCGAGAAAAAATTCTAAATTATTTCATGATTACTTTTTAAAATTTTACGAAGATATATTTTTTCCAACTCTAATTAAAGAAGGGATTACGACTATCATTGACATGGGTGATACATTTGATAGTCGTAAAGGTGTTGATTTTGTATCATTAGAATGGGCAAAGAATCATTATTATGATAGATTAGCAGAACTAGGAATCACTGTACATACAATTATAGGTAATCATACAGCATACTATAAGAATACAAATGATTTAACTGGTGTTGGTCTTTTTCTAAGAGAGTATGATAATATTAAAATATATCCAGAAGCAGAAGAAGTTGTAATCGATAAAACAAAGTTTTTATTTGTGCCTTGGATCAATTCTGAAAATCAAGAAAAAACATTTGAAGTGATTGAAAATAGTGATTCTCCATGTGTTATGGGACATCTGGAATTAAATGGATTCATGGCAACTCGTGGACATTTCATGGAAAATGGAATGGATTCAAGTATCTTTGACAAGTTTGATAAAGTTTATTCTGGACATTATCATATGAGATCAAATAAAGAAAATGTATTTTACTTGGGCAATCCATATGAAATGTACTGGAATGATGTCAATGATCGAAATCGTGGATTTCATTTATTTGATACAGATACTTTAGTTCATACGCCAGTGAATAATCCATATCAACTTTTTCATAATTTATACTATGAAGACACACCACATCAAATGTTAGATATCACAAAGTATGATCAAAAAATACTTAAAGTTATTGTTCGTAAGAAATCAGATCCAAAACAATTTGAAAAGTATATTGATAAACTTTACTCATCAAATCTAGCAGAACTTAAGATTGTTGAGAACTTTGATTTTACAGAAGGAGAAGAGTTTGAAGCTGATGAGTCTGAGGATACAATATCATTATTAAATAGATATATACAGGAGTCTGAAGTTGACTTAGATAAATCTGTGATTACAGAAATACTTCAAGACGTTTAT